TTGATATTATCAGATGACATATAACGAAGAGAACCTAAAGATAGTATCTGATGTTATTGTGCAAAACTTAACACCAGATTTAATACCTAAAAAGTGGAGACAACGTAACTCCACTAATCCTATGTTTGGACATTGCCATACGGCATCTGCATGTCTACAAAAAGTGTTTGGAACAAAGACACTTAAATTATACAGAGCCCAAGATCATAATGATATTTGGCATTGGTGGTGTGTTGACATTGATGGAAAACTTATCGACTTGACTGCCGACCAATATTACTCTGTAGGACAGGAACCCCCATATGAGAATGGAGAAAAGGCATCCATGTTGGGGTTTGCTTATAGAACAAGAACACTAGAATTATTGGACAGAGTTAAAAAACAACTTGACATTGACTGACTATTCTGGTATATTGTTACTCATACCTCAAACCATAGGAAAAACAAATGACTGATGACACCCTACTCGTAGATTACGTTCGATTCGTTGATGAAGTAACCAGTGAAGAATCTAAAGATGCAACTGCATTTGCAGACTCACTAGATATTATTGAGGAGGCATCTGGTGTTCCCCCAGAACGTCTACTAACGGCGGCATTGGGAATATGTGCAGAAGGTGGCGAATTCACAGAAGTTGTGAAGAAGTGTGTATTCCAAGGGAAACCAATGGATGAGCATACCGTCTATCATTTGAAACGTGAAATGGGTGATATCATGTGGTATATCGCACAAGGATGTATTGCACTAGATACTTCACTTGAGGAAATCATTTATATGAATACCGAAAAACTAGAAGCACGATATCCAAATGGATTCGATGCATTTCGCTCTGAGAACAGAGCCGAAGGAGATATTTAAGTATGGACTTTTTTAAGGACATTGCCAAAACAGCGGGCAACGAATACGCTGCACTTGTATCAGATGGTGTTGAAGCAGGGGATGTAGATTCCTTCATTGATACAGGTTCCTACATCTTCAACGCACTTATCTCTGGTAGTATCTATGGTGGACTACCAGCAAACAAAATCACTGCGGTTGCAGGCGAATCTGCAACTGGTAAAACTTTCTTTGTGATGGGCATGGTAAAGTCATTCCTTGATGCAAACCCAGATGCTGGTGTGTTGTATTTTGAGTCTGAATCTGCAATCACAAAACAAATGGTTGTTGATCGTGGTATCGACCCTGCTCGTATGGTTATTCTTCCAGTTACAACTGTGCAAGAGTTTCGAACTCAGGCAATCAAAGTATTGGATGCATACCTAACACAAAATGAAGCAGACAGAAAACCAATGATGTTGTGTCTTGACTCACTTGGTATGTTGTCTACAACGAAAGAAGTAGAAGACACTGCTGATGGTAAAGAGACTCGTGACATGACACGGGCACAAGTTCTCAAGGCTGCATTTCGTGTGTTGACTTTGAAACTTGGTAAAGCAAAGGTTCCAATGGTAGTAACTAACCACACATATGATGTTGTTGGTTCTATGTTCCCCACTAAAGAAATGGGTGGTGGTTCTGGTTTGAAGTATGCAGCATCATCTATCGTATATCTTTCTAAGAAGAAGGAGAAGGATGGAACTGAAGTTGTTGGTAACATCATTCACTGTAAGAATGCAAAGTCTCGTTTGACTATTGAAAACAAGATGGTTGATGTTCGTCTGATGTATGAACGTGGACTTGACCGTTACTATGGATTGTTGGAACTTGCACTAAAGTATGGAATCTTCAAATCAGTATCAACTCGTATTGAGTTGCCTGATGGAACAAAGACATTTGGTAAGACAATCAATAATCAACCAGAGAAGTTCTTTACACCAGAAATTATGCAACAACTTGATGAAGCGGCATCAAAAGAGTTCAAGTATGGTAATCAGAAACCATCTGAAGAAGTTGTAGAAGAAGAGGCCCAAGAGGACAATGCTTGAAGATTACATTAGAGTTTATGAAAATGTAATCACTCCAGATTTCTGCAATCAAATTATTGCAATGTTTGAAGAGAACCCTCAACACCATGAAGAAGTGGTGTTAGAGGGTCATCGTAGTTTCAAACAGATAAATCTGCAACAACATCCAGAATGGGAGCCGTTCACTAGAGCATTATCACAAGTATTCCAACAGTATATTCGTAATTACATGGAAGACTGTAACATCTCTGATAAGATGTTCCCACAACAATTTGCATTCGAACAGTTTCGTATGAAACGATACATGCCTAATGGCGTAGATGAGTTTGATGACCATGTGGACGTGGGTAGTTTAGAGAGTGCAAGGCGATTCCTTGTTTTCTTCCTTTACTTGGATGATAACAAAGGTGGACAAACAGAGTTCCCACAGTTTGGTATTTCAGTCCCCCCAGCCAAGGGACGTATGACGATGTTCCCGCCAATGTGGACACATTTACATGCTGGACGAAAACCAATAGATAAACCAAAGTATATTATAGGGAGTTACCTACATTATGTCTGATATGAGTGAAATGTATACCTATGTTGAGAACAAGGACAAGACTTGGACTGGCATTGGACTTACAGAAAAAGCAGGGAAGTATCAAGGTGTAGTCTACCGTTACGGTGAAGTGAAAATCGTTGAAGATGAAAAAAGAGAAAATGCCACTTTACAATTTGAGTGGGATGTGTTAGACTCTAATGGATTACCTAAAGAAAATATGGGAGAAGATTTCTTCCAACTAATTGGTGATATCCTAGTTGATATCATGGAAAAACAAATGAATGAGGATAATTTACAGTATGTCAACACAGACGATTGAAAGAACTGCACTCAGTAACCTAGTATTCAATGAACCTTATGCTCGTAAGGTTCTTCCTTTTATTAAGCCTGAGTATTTTCAAGATCGTCTTGAGCGGGTAGTGTTTGAGGAAATCATCAACTTTGTGGAGAAGTATAACAACCAACCCACAAAGGAAACGCTGTCCATTGAACTAGACAACCGTAAAGACTTATCTGGTGATGAGTTCCAAGAAGTCCTAAAGATAATCAACACGTTGGAAAAGAACGATGTTGATATGAACTGGTTGGTTGATACAACTGAGAAGTTCTGTAAAGACAAAGCAGTTTACAATGCAGTTCTTAATGGTATTCAAATCATTGAGGGTAAAGACAAACAACATACCCCAGAGGCAATCCCTTCCATTCTACAAGAAGCACTTGCGGTTGCATTTGACTCTCACGTTGGACACGACTATGTGGAGAATGGTGATGAACGTTTTGATTTCTATCACAAGGTTGAGGAGAAGATTGAATTTGACTTGGAATACTTCAACAAGATTACAAAGGGTGGACTTCCTCCAAAAACCTTGAACATTGCCCTTGCAGGCACAGGTGTTGGTAAATCATTGTTCATGTGTCACATGGCTGCGTCTTCCTTGATGCAAGGGAAGAATGTGCTCTACATTACGCTCGAGATGGCCGAGGAGCGTATCGCAGAACGTATTGATGCGAACTTGATGAACATCACAATGGAAGACTTGCATAATCTTCCTAAAAAGATGTTCCAAGACCGTCTTGGTAAAATTCAAAACAAAACAAATGGTAAATTGATTATCAAAGAATATCCAACTGCATCTGCTCACAGTGGACACTTTCGTGCATTGTTGAAAGAGTTGTCTTTGAAGAAATCATTTGCACCAGATATTATCTTTATTGACTATCTGAACATCTGTTCCTCGGCACGTTTCAAAGGTAACGCAAACGTTGGTTCTTACTTCTACATCAAAGCGATTGCAGAAGAGTTGCGTGGTTTGGCGGTCGAAACAAATGTTCCTATCATGTCTGCAACTCAAACTACTCGTGGTGGTTTTGCGAACTCTGATGTGGGACTAGAAGACACAAGTGAGTCGTTTGGCCTGCCCGCCACCGCCGACCTAATGTTCGCCTTAATATCAACTGAAGAATTGGAACAGTTGGGACAGTTGATGGTTAAACAGTTGAAAAACCGTTACAACGATCCTGGCGCTAACAAACGTTTTGTCGTTGGTATTGACAGAGCTCGTATGAAGTTATATGACTGTGAACAAGATGCACAAGAAGGAATTACCGATAGTGGACAACAAGATGACACTCCAGTATTCGATAATTCACGCACTGCATCATATGATAAATTC